CCATCAGCCAAACCTCACAAACATGTTTTTAGGATCACCAAGGCCCTGAGCAGCTCTTTCAGCAGCACGCTCACGCGCAACGATCGCTTTTAGTTGCGACTCACGTTCCATTAGTTGACCGAGATCTAGCTGCGTAAATGAACGGCTGCCAATGCTGTATTGCTTAGACCGACCGCTAATGATTGTGCGAATTGCGGTCTGTACAGCCTCAAGATCCTGTTCTGCCTGGCTGCGACCATCGAATGCAGCTGGTGTGCCGCTATAGGCCAGCGACTCGAGCACCGTAGTGGTGCCGCTGCCAGTGATCACCACGTCATCGCCTGACGTGATCTTTCTTTGCCAGTACCAAGTACCGGCATCCCATGCGCTAGTGACAGCAGCAGAAAGGGCTACATCCCAACCGCCATCAGAGCGTGCAGTGCCGGTAACAGTGGCGCCTTCACCTGCAGTATTGGTGCGAAAACTGATTGTCAACGTCCATGCTGCTGATGTAGCAGCATCACCTGCTGGATCAGTGGCAGCTGGCTCTATCCACTGCAGGGTGCTGCCGGCAGTAATTTCAGCGGGAACAGTCACGGCAAAACCTCCTCGGTCTTAGGTTAGCTTCACCAGCCTTCAACAAATCCAGGCCCTGATTGTTTTGCTCTACGGCGCCTTGATGTTGACTTATCTGATGGTTTTTTTGACTGTTGCTGTGCAGCGGCCTCGAGCTGGTCCCACATTGTGGCCCGGTTATATCGACGCTTGACCAGCTCAAGGCTTGCCAGTGAGTAAACGCACAAGTCAAGCGGCTCATTTCGTGCTCCGCTGGGCTTCTCCCACGTCAGGACCTGAAAGCCCTTAACGGTTTTGGGGACCAGTCTTTCGCACGTAAGACCTTGCAGGTAGTCCTCTGTTACGTCATTACCAAAGTGAATCGAGCCAGGACCAGTGCCGTCTTTTTTTAAGCGGGCATAAATCGTGCGCTTCAGCGTGTCGCCTCCGACTTGGTACAACGTCAACCCGCCTTTGATGACACGTCCTCGCCAGTTCACGTCAACTTTGCTCCCTTTGCCTAGAGCTGGCGCTGACCTGTTGCTGCTGCCCTTGATGCCGATCACTCCTTCAGCTGTACGTGAACGGCAGAACTCATAAGCCTCTTGCGTGAAGTGGCCGCCAGTGTCTACAGCGCAATGGCGCACAGTAAGGGTGCCGCCATCTTGCCGGGGAAACTGCGTCTTGCGGATGCTGTCGATCTGATCCCAGACTTCGTCGTAGGCAGGGCTGCCCTCGATCTTCTGGTGCCAGATACGCCACATCTCTTCGCCGCGGCCAAAGCCCCAGACGGTCGTTTCAAGCCAGGTATCTTGCACATCAACTGCCATCAGCAGGAGCACAACGCCTTTAGGGCAGGTCCCGCTGCTGTAGCCATCAGCTTGCGCACGGGCAACCAAGCCATCGGCATTGATCGCAGCGACAGCTTCATCCTCCCAGGCCTCAGCAGCACGTTTGTTCACCCAGCCCTTCAGGAGCAGTGGATCAGTTTTGGCTCGCAGGAACTCATCGCGAATTTGCCCCCAGCTAGTCCATCCGGCCGGGGCGTACCAAGCCGGCAAGTGGAAGCCTGCGGTGATGCCATCGCCCTTGGCCGTTGCTTGCCACTGCGCACCAGTGAGCATCGTGGTCTTATGGCGTTCGGCGACACGCTCACCGCAAGCAGGGCACTGAGCAAACACCTCCCCATCAGGTGTATCCCACTTCATGTGCTCACGCCAGCGCAGCACCTCAAGCGAACCACAGCAGGGCATCTTCAGTGCTAGCTGTCGGCGATCTGATCGGTTCTCAAACTCATGAGTGATGCGGCACATGCCGCGGGTGCCGGGCGTGCTGGTGATCAGCACTTTGCCCATCGGAAAGGTTGATGTGCGCGCCTCAGCGTTCTCGAGCGGATCACCTTTGTCGTCGGCCTCAAAGGGGTAGCTAGACACCTCATCAGCCAGCAGGTAGGCCGCCGGCATGGACTGCAAGCCGCTGCCGCTGTTGGCGCCGGTGAGGGCAAACAGGCCGCCGCGAAACTCCTTTAGGAACATGGTGTTGCCGCTATCGCGGGCCCTGGCTGGCGGCACCAACTCCGACAGAACCGGCGTTTCTCGCAGCAGGGGCTCCAGGCGCTGCCGGTTCAGGCGCTTGGCCATGTCGAGTGTTGGCTGAACCAGCAAGGTAGGCGCCGGCCATAGATGGATAATCGCGCCGAGCCAGTTGATCAACGCTTCAGTTTTGCCTAGCTGCGATCCAAACATCAGCACCACACGCCGGTAGGGGCTGCTGGGGCTGAGGCATTCCATCGGCTCGCGTAGGTATGGAGTGCGATCAGTGCGCCATGGGCCAGGTTCCGCTGAGCCCTTGCTGCTCAACACGCGATAACGATCGGCCCATTCTGCGACAGTCATCGGATCTGGGGGCACCCAGCCATTGCGGTAGGCCGGCGCATAGAGCTTCAAACCATCAGGCATCGGACAGATCTGCGATTGTGCGGCAAATGACCCTGATCTCCTCAGTCAAGATCACATGACATTGCCTGATGTCACTGGTGCCGGCTACTTGAGCCGCTAAGCGATCAGGCAGGGTCATTAGGGCATCACGAGCGCGACGTGCTTCAGCGAATGCAGCGGCTTTCACTTCAGCAGCGGAAACAAGCTCCTCTTTGAGCTTCATGACCTCTAGGCGCTCCTTTTCGGCCTGATAAACGACCTTGGCTCGCTGAGCCTCGGCCATGGTCGGGCCGGCTGTCATCAACTTCTGCGTAGCCACCTCGCGTGGCGTGTCCTGCGTGATCTTGCTTTGAGTGTTGGAGACCCATTGCAAATCGGCCAGGGTTGGGTCGATCACCCAACGGTTGCTGATCTTACGAACAGCAGGGTCAGTGAGCCGGCCGGTCTGGATGGCCTGCAGCACAGCGACATGACTAGTACCGCGCAGGCCCTTTGCTTTGCGATGCGCGGCGTAGGCCTGCAGGTTCATTCGAGGGCGTGGAAACTATCTAGGGCGTACCAAACATGGGAATTGCGGTAGCCGCCTTGGTACGTGGAAACGATCGGTGTAACACCGTGACTATTTCGCCAGGCTGGGTAGACCAGCAACGAGTTGTCTGTCATGTCGAAAGTGGCGTCATAGTCAGGGACGTGCAAATTCCCGCCGGTGCTGTTGCGCCGCTTGGTGATGATGATGTTGATTGCACCTTTGACGTTGGCGTTATCGCGATGGATCGCAGCCGCGATGTTGCAGTTGGAGATGGTCGAGGAGAAGTGATCAGCGAAGCGCCACTTGGCCGGGATGCGCTCGTTGACCTTGGCGACGTGATGCTGCGTGACGGTAGGAACCAGCCCAGCGCAGAGTCGAAAGGCTCGTTCTCCAGCTGCGTTCATCGCACGAACAAAAGTCTTGGCAGATGGCTTGCTGTGAACAGATGATCGAGTTGCGTAAGAGCGGCGCATATGCGGCTTCGGAGGAACGCTGCCGAGAATTGCCGAATATTGCAGAACTTCTCCTTTGCCATCGTGAAATCCAGACGATCGCTTCATAAGTGACTTTGGGACACGGTCGGAGATGCACTCACGATCTGCAATGTTCACTAGGTTGCGCAGGTCTTCTGGCAGCTCCTTGAGGAACAAACCGACAACGGTTCCATCAGGATCGGCAAGAATGCAGGAATTAAGGATGTTCGGCTCGATGGTCCCTGGCTGATCGCCAATAGTCAGCGCAGGCTGTACAGGATTCAGAGTCACGATTGGCAAAGTCATCGTATTTGGCGGTTCAGGGACAGAGCCAGACCTTTTATGTCGAGCTTGGCATCGACGCGGCCGGCCTTTTTGACGACAGAAGCATAAGGATGCCATTCCCGCGCGAATCTGACTGCGGCTTCATGATCTTGCTTGAGTGCGTATTCAGACTCAAGGCCACCAGCGTTAGTCCCGACGTTTGGGCAGTTGAAGCATGAATAAGAATCGAAAAAGATGCCGGAAGAATGCTTAATGGCTTGCAAGCAAAAATCTCGGTCCTCTTTCAGGTTGAAGCGAGAACGGTACTCCCATGTGATCTTAGGAATGAACAAAAGCGTGCAAACTTCTGCGGTTTTGACGTTGACGCGATAGCGAGCCCTGGCTTTAGAGCAGGCCCACGCATACTGCCTGTAGTTAATACCGTTGACGGGGAACTGGTAGCGGCTAGCGACTTCGTGAAAACCACTCAACACGACATCGGCGGGCTCGGTTGCAACTTTCCCATAGCCCGCGATTCCGAAATCGCTCACATCGTCATCCATCATCCAAATCCAGTCGTGGTTGTGCTTTCGCGCGAAATTAAGAATGTAGTTTCGAACAAACGAAATGCCCTGGTTATTGGCAGGAAGGACGTGAAGATTTGAGATTCCGGCGGTTTGATAGGAAGCCTGGTCTTGAGGCTCGACAAATACCAGAAATGGCAGGCTTCCTAGCTTGCTTGGCAGCAGAGTGCCAGGACGCCCTTTAGAAGGAATACAGACCAGCATCAGGAAGCCAGCGCCTCGATGAGTTTCATACCGACGTAGTCGCCACGCTTTCTGGCGGCGGTCACAAGCGCCTTGGCCTCCTCATAGTCCTCTGGCCTGAATTCGATCTGCAATGCTTTCATCACGCCATCAGCAAGGTCATCGGTCGGATCCTCAAGCTCATCGAGGGCTGAGAGGTCCACCTCAGACTCAAAGGTCGGCAGGTTTTCGCCCCAGCCCAGCAGCGTCAGGTCAAACTCAAGCTCTCCAAGGTCGGCCAGCTCGGCCTTCAGCAGCTCATCATCCCAACCTGAGATCAACGCCAACTGGTTGTCGGCGATCACATAGGCACGCTTTTGCTCCGGCGTCAGGTGATCGAGCACTAATACGGGCACCTTGGGCAGGCCTAAATCCTTCGCAGCTAGCAGCCGGCCATGACCAGCGATGATCCCATCCTTTCCGTCCACCAGTATCGGGTTGGTGAAGCCAAATTCAACAATGCTGGCCGCAATCTGCGCTACTTGCTCCGGGCTGTGAGTCCTTGCATTGCGTTCATAAGGCTTAAGCCGCTCTACCGACCAGTGTTCGAACTTATTTGGGATTTCCGGGCCTTTGTTCACGCCTTAAGCGCATGTAAGTGCAGCTTACGCGTCATGTAAGGAACGTGCAACAGCCATGCACTTGTAGCGATAAGCGATTGCGCTGCAGTTGATTTGGTGCTTGTAACCTACTTACAAATCTGCGGCTAGAAAAAGATCGGGCGAACGAACAACCCACTTGCTTTTGGCCAAAAGGGACCCGCAATTTTTTTGATCAGGATGTTTGACCGTGCTTGAGGCGAGCGGGGTGTTGCTGTGATGCAAGTGAAAAGTCTTGGTGCTGACTGCAGATGAGTCGCGAGCAGATCAGAGAGCAGGTCAGCGAGCAGTAGCCAAGGCACGCTCGAGAGCAGTTGCTAAGTAGCGATTGAACTTGCGTTCAATTACCTTGCTGCCCACGTCTTGAATAGGGAAGGTGCGGCTGTAGCGGGGTGCAGGCTTGGCAAGGAAGTAAGCGAAGAGCCTTTCTCTAGAGCGGCGATAGATACCGGGGGGCCTGTTTCCCCCACGGGGGGTGCCGATAAAGAAGCCCCCCCTAGCTGATCCTTCTAGGCCTTTGGTGATTCTTTTAAGGGTAGGGATGCTTACGTTTCCGGATGAAGTCAGCTTGACGTTTCCGGTTGGCACAAAGGTTGCACCAGGTGGGATAGTCCCGTCGTTTGGTGCACCAAGGAAATAACGCTCAAATCCTTTCTGGCGCCGCTGGCCGCCTTGTATGGAATAACGAAGGTAGCGAGATCGTGACTTCCCTTGCTTGTTGTTTGCGTAGACGAATGCGGTGAGGTCTCTTTTCTTTGACTTTTGTACGAGGAAGGCAGACTGCGTGAACTTAGTAGGGCGATCAAAGAATCCTCGAGTTGCACCGTTTAAAGCCTTGCGAGCATCGAAGGCAGTGTTGTTGAGGGCAACAGAGGTTGCGAATGGAAGCTGTTTTGCGACTGCTTCAGATCTGCGCTGCAGAAGGCCTATGCCCTCTTGGTCAATGGTGAGGGTGATAGCCATAGGTCATTAAGCAGGGGTGCAGGCCGTGCTCAGGCTTATTTTACTGACAGTCGGCTGGGATAGTAACCACTGCTGTCCCTGACAGGGATCGACCTTGAATTATCGCTTACAGTTTAATTCTTAAAGCTGGCTACCTTGAATTAACTGCTAACCCGCTCATGCACGCAAATGAAATTTGCGACGAGGTTGCAAGATCCTTTTGGCTGGAGAGCATCAAGCGCCAGATCCATAACATCGATGATGTCGAAGACCTACGTGAGATCTGCATTGCATTGCTGCATTCCAACAACAGTTTGAAGACCATGCTTCAGCAGCTGATGTGGGAGCGGCTTGATGGATGAGGCGACCAGGGAGAATTGGCGGCTGATCTTGAAGGCGCTTGAGGCTAATGGGAGAGGTGACTCGATGTTTGCCAAGCGAGCGAGGGAGATCATTGCTGGCAGACCAGACCCGCTTTTTCAGCGGAAATGAGGCGATTTATTTCAAGCAGTAGTTTCTAGCCGTTGTCTGAGAGATGTTTAATCGCTGAGCGATGATGCGGTAGGTGCAGCCAGATCTTCTCATTCGTTTTGCATGTTGCTGCTTTGATGCGGTGAAGTACAGAAGCAAAACAATTGGCAGTGTGATTAGGCAGACGATGAATCCGATGGTGTGCATGATTTGATGCGCAAAACACGCGCTGGGAGGTGTTTGTTGCTTTTGAACGACATAGGCAGCTCTACACGATGCGTAAGCGGATCAATGCTTTGTTCTGGTGTTTGTAGGGTCCACCAGCTATGTCCGCAAAAGGAACAGTGCCTGTTACGGAGGATGCGCCCGTCTTCGGTGTAGGCAGTGTTGTAAACACGGCTGAAGCTGTCGCAGGTTGGACAGGGCGGAGCAGGGTACAGAGTGCGTGCGCCCATGTTCATTTAGTCAGAAATGTTGTTGCCTCTTGCGTTTTCGCGGAAAACGTCATGAGGTGGTAGCAAACCTGCAGGTCTCGCGTCTCCTGCCGAGGCACCCGATCGCTTTAACGAGGCAGCGGGGTGATGCCCTCGTGAATCCATTATGGCATACCACAGCAGCTTTGGCAGTAAAAAACCCTGTGCTCACTACTTCACAGGGCTGCGTCTCCGTCAGGGGTCTCCCACCTGATGATAGGCAAATCAAAAGGGAAAGTCATCACTTGGCTCTGGACTCGGGGTCGGCTGGTGCATTTCTTGACCCTTAGGCAGCTGGTCGTCATTACGCAGAAGGTTCTGATATTCCTGCTGCCTGTAGTTCGGGTGATGCAGTCGGAACCGCTTTGAGTTCTCTGACCAGTAGGGCGAAGGCTGGTCAAGCTGCTCAATGGTCCAATAGCCCTTCTCTATCCCCTGGCGAAGTGTTAGGCGCACAGAGGTCAAGTCAAATGCTGGCTTCAAAGCAGGCCTCCTATGGCTGGGTTGGTGCAGGGCTGGTCAATAAAGCCGTCTTTAGCGGTAAAGACTCTTGATGCAGGGTGCTTGGTCTCAGGTGGGGCCCAGGACGGCCTAGAAGGCCCCTTGGCCTGCGGCTCGAATACATCGCCCCACCCATTGCTTATCGCACGCTCTAGGGCCTCCTGACGGTCTGCAGAAGACCAGATCAACAGCTTTCGGCAGACACGGCTAAATACTTGCGTTGATCGTGTCCCCTTCTTCACAGACCAGAACTCAGCCAGCAGATCAGCGCAGTCAAGCAGCTCTAGCGGCACTGCATCAGGTGGCAGCGCACGGCTGGTCAAGAGGTCTCGTTTTTTGTTTTTCGGCTTTGCCGCTCCCTTTCTAATGGGTTCTTGTTTCTGGGTTCTTGTTACTGGGTTCTTATTCGTCTCACGTTTTTGTAAGGGGTCCCCTTCTGTTTTCGTAAGGGGTCCCCTCACGTTTTTGTAAGGGGTCACGTTTTCGTAAGGGGTTACGTTTTCGTGAGGGGTCACGTTTCCGTGAGGGGTGCTTTCAGCAGTAGGCAAAGGGCTGTCTATCCGCACGTAGTAGACGGTTGTATGGCCCAGACGTGGAGTTGCATAAACCCAGCCGCTGTCTTTGAGCCAGCGGAGCGAGCGCCGAATACTTGCGGCACTGATGCCCGTCTGCTGCCTGATGGTTTGGATAGACATCCATGCGCCTTGTTTAGAGGCCCACCCATGTCGGTGCAGCACGGCATAGACGTAAACGACGAACGAATCAGGTGCCTGATCAAGCAGCAAGTAGGGCACTGCTGCGAAACCACTTGCGTGAACCTTTGTAGACATCAGCCCTCGTTCCGCCGAATAATTGCTTGGCCACAGTGATGGACTTCACTGATCCAACCATTCTGGGCAAGCCACTGCAGCTCGCGTCTTGCGACTTTCAGGCAAACACCAGACGCGATGCCAAGTGCAGCGATCGGCTTTGAGCAGCCATCACAAGCAATGCCGCCGTAGGCTGCCACCGAGCCATAAAGAGACACGGCTGTTGGCCTGCCTTGCGCGATTAGCTCAACAGGTATCGGCACGCAGGGCCCCTTCGGGCTCGTTTGGTTAGCCATGGCATAAGAGGGAAGGCCCTGTTATTATGGGGGCCCCGTTTGCTTCCAGCCAACAATGCCGCTCAAACTGCCTCCACCAGGCCAGCTGCTGGCGCCCATCGACGGCCTATGGATGGACGATGAAGCGCATCGATATTGTTTTCATGGCGACTGGTTCCCTTTCAGCGTCACCGGCATTGTCAGCGAGCTGAGCCCTTACGCTCGCCAAAAAATCGAGCGCACCAAGGACGGCCCAGACGGCTGGGCGCTTCGCGGCACAAGCGTGCATAAGATCCTCGAGCGGCACCTGCTTGACATTGCAGCCGGCAGACCTCAAGAGCCTTTGCCTGATGATCGTTGGCGCGAATGGGCAGATCCACTGATGGGCCACTGGCTATTTAAAGACTGCACGGTCTTGGCGGTTGAATATCAAGTCGTTGATCAACACAAGCGAGTCGCAGGCAGCTTTGACTTTCTCGTCAGGACCAAGCAGGGCAGCGTGGTGCTGGGGGATCTGAAGACTGTCTCTAGCGCAGCTGGTCTTAAGAACAGAAAGCCAGCGACTGAACAGTTGGGTGCGTATTGCTCGATGATGGCCAGCTTGTGGCCTGCGATTCTCGTTGATCGCTGCGTAACGCTGGTTGCGGCGCCGGGGGAGTGTGAGCTGAAGGTGCAAGATGCAGAGCAGTGCGTAATGGCCTGGCAGGAAGCATGGGAACGACATCAAGCGAGGGAACAGGTAAGAGGCTTTTGATCACTGGGCCTGACTGGGCAGCGATCTTTAGGAGCAGGCCTGACCTTGAGCCACCTGGCTACTCAGAAACGGTTGCTGACATGCTTCAAAATCCTGGCAAACGACCTTCACGTGGAAAGGCCAGGGGCAAGAGACAGAAAAATATGTTTCCGAGTGTTAAGCATGGAGCAGACTGATGGTTGCTTGATCGGTGTGGTATGCCATACTTTGAGCAGTCAGCGGGCAGACCCGCACACTCAAAACTCAGGCCATGCGCAACGCGACCGCGATCTTTAACAGCCTGCCTGCAGCAGTTCGCCCCAAGCGTCATCAGGCTGGCGCTGCCGACACGCTGCTGAGCATGCTGGTGCAGTACAGCAACAGCTTCAAAACCAGCAACCTGGCTTACGGCATACGCTATGCCGACGAAACTGGCCGCACCACCGGCACAGTGTCGATGGCACTTCGCCGCGCCACTCCTTGGCAGGTCGCCCAGCTGATCGTTGCCATGGCTGCTGATGGTGTCGATGTAGTCGCGCAAGTTCCCGCCTGGCTTAACCAGAATGCAGCCGCTGCGCTGACTTGAGCCTTCTGGGCTCTCGAATATGTTTCCAAATGTTAAGAACGGTGCGAACCAGGGCTTGCAGACCAGGGCTGGTATGCCACAATTAAGCAGTCGAGGGCAGTCCTCCACACTCACCACTCACCACTCACCACTCATCACTCAAAACATGAACGCCTCCATCAATCGCTTTCAAGTTGGGCAAACGTATTACGGCAGCTTGGCCTGCTCGCACGGCTGCTTCCCTGTTACCTGCATTAAGCGCACCGCTAAGTGCGTTTGGTTTGAGCACGCCACTAGGCCTGAGCATTATTCAGCGGCACGCGCAAAGATCCGCGAAGGCGATCGCTACGAGCTTGCCAACTTTCATGGCTGGCTCATTGGCGCCGATCAACGCGACACCAGCGTTGACATGCAGTTCGCCTGATCACAACCAGGCCCTACGGGGCCTTCAACTCATCTACTTCATCTTCATTATGTCTTTCAGTCGGCTCTCTACTACTGCCCTTTTGCTCGGCTTGTCTGTTACTTCAGGAATTGCTGCTCACTGTTATGCCTGTCGCACTGTTGACTCGTTTCGTTTACGCGCTTTGCAAACTGAAAGACAAATACAAGCACTTTACGAACCAAAATACCAGCTTCCGTCAATTCCATCTAACGGCCTCGGCGTTGGACCCTGACCACCAGCAAAAAGACTTTGCCTATCCATTGCGCAAAAGCTCTTATGTCGATTATTTAGAAGCCTGTTTCAACATTCCCGACTCACACTTTATGCAATGAACAAACCACCAATCCCACCTTACATCTCTATTCCAGAGCGCATTCGTCAACTGACTGAAAAAATCACTTTAGCTGACTTGCTCGAGTCGTCTACCACCACGAGTGACACCATCAGCATGATCAGCAACATCGTCACCAGCAGTTGGATGTATGCAGACGTTAAAAGCGAAAAAGACCTGAGCATTGAACGC